ACCTAAAAAGAAGAACAAATGAAGCCTTGTCCTACTTGTCCCTATCCTAAGAAGTGTAAGGCAGCAGGTAAATGTTTGCGTGGTGCAATGCGTAAAACTAAAAAGAAAGCATAATAATGAACTATTTAGATTTAGTTAATGATGTACTAATAAGACTTAGAGAAGATGAGGTAACTGCTACAACAGATACTCCATACTCTAAACTTATTGGTAAGTTTGTTAATGACGCTAAAAGAACAGTAGAAGATGCGTATCAATGGAATGCTTTGTCTGAAACATTAACAGTAACTACTGCTAATGATTTGTTTAACTATGTTATGACAGGATCAGGTCAACGATTTAAAGTAATTGATGTTATTAATAGTGAAGATAATGTATTCCTAGAGTATAAACCTTTTAGTCAGATGAACAATTTGTTTCTTAATCAGACACCACAAAAAGGTACACCAGCTTACTACAACTTTAATGGTGTAGATACTAACGGGGATACTCAAGTAGATATTTATCCTATTCCTGATGGTATTTATAACGTGTTCTTTAACATCTATAAACCACAAGTATCACTAAGTGCTGGAGCAGATCGGTTAGTTGTACCTGCTGAACCTGTTCTTAAATATGCTTATGCAATGGCTGTAGCAGAACGTGGTGAGGATGGTGGACTAGCAGCACAAGAAGCTACTGCACTAGCTGATTTATCTTTAGCGGATCATATAGCTATTGAGAACGGTAGATACAGTGACGAATACATCTGGCATCAAGTCTAATGGCTGGTAGATTACAATCATCGACAATATCAGCACCAGGTTTTCTTGGTGTTAATACACAAGAAAGTAGTGTTGATCTTGCGTCAGGCTACGCATTAGAAGCATACAACTGTGTTATAGATAAGTTTGGTCGTATAGGTGCTAGACGAGGTTGGCAGAAAGTAAACAGTTCTACTAACTCTGATCTATTGACAAACGACATTGAGTTTATTTATAACATACCTGAGACAGATGTAACACTGTGTGCTGGTAATAATTTAATATTGTCAAGAGCTAGTGGTGCAAGTACATTAGTTACTGAAGTAAATACTACAGTAGTTGACCAGCCAGGAACAGGTACAACAGCATACACCATCACAAATAATAACTGGATGGGTGCTAGTATTGTATTTGGTGAAGGACCAGATGTTAGTCCTCATGCTTACTTAGCACAAGCAGGTCATCTACCTTTGGTTTATCACAAACTAGGAGCTAGTCATGCACATACAGGTGCTTACGGTTTTAATTTACTTAGTGACGCTGGCTCAGTACCTACCACCTATGCTTCTCCTAGTGATTTTAAGCCTAATGTAGTTATAGGAGCTTATGGTAGAACATGGTGGGCTGACATTGCTAACGATAAACAAACACTTTACTTTAGTGCGTTACTAGATGGTACTAACTTAGCAACAGGTGACTCAGGTTACTTGTCATTAATTGATGTGTTTCCTAACGGAGACGAGATAGTAGGACTAGCAGCACATAACGGTTTCTTAATTATATTTGGTAGAAGAAACATTGCTGTTTATGCTAACCCTATTGATGTGACAAGATTAGAGTTAGTAGACTTAGTAGCTAACGTAGGTTGTATTGCTAGAGACAGTATTGTCAACACAGGTACGGATGTTATGTTCTTGTCTGACACAGGCGTAAGAAGTATTGCTCGTGTTATTCAGGAAAAGTCAGCACCTATTAATGATATATCGTTTAATGTTAGAGATGACTTAGTTTCTTTTGTAGAATCAGAAACTAATAAAATAAAAATTAAAGCAACTTATTATCCTAAAGATGCTTTTTATTTATTAACACTGCCAACATCTAAGTATGTTTATTGTTTTGATCTACGAGGTAGATTACAGAACGGTGCAGCAAGGGTTTCTATCTGGGATAGCATTGAACCCACCGCCCTACATGTCACTTATACAGGTGATCTTCTCGTAGGTAAAGCAGGATACTTAGGTAAGTACTTAGGATTTTTAGATGATGCAGATACTTATAGATTACGTTACTACACTAATTACTTTGACTTAGGTAGTCCAACAACTATAAAGTTTTTAAAGAAAGGTAACTTTGTAGTAGTAGGTGGTGTTGGTCAAGCCGTAGCGTTAAAGTATGGTTTTGATTACATTAACTCATATCGATCAATAACAAAACAACTACGTTCAGGATCTGGACTTGTTTCAGAATTTAATATAGATAAGTACGGAGTTAGTGGATCATCTGTTGTAGGTAGTCAATCATTTAGTAATGACACACCCACAACTAACACGTTAACAGCGCCTGACGGAACACACTATCAAGTTGCTTTTAAATCAGTATTAGATGAAGATAATGGTTACGACTTACCTGTAACTGTAAGATTAGAAGGAGATGGGTTTTATCATATTCCTACTACAACAGGAGCTTCAGGCGATATAGAAGAAACAAACGCTATTATTTATTTAGTCAGTGCAAACGGTTTATCTGAATACTCTAGTGGTTTAGTTTTAGAAGAAATTAAAAGTAACTTAGGTGGTTCTGGTTCTATTCTACAGTTAGGCTTTGAAGCGGACATTAACGCTGCACCTTTGTCAATACAAAAGATAGATATTTATGTTAAAGCAGGTAAAACAATTTAAGGACAAGTATGAGTGATTATACAAAAGCAACTAACTTCACGTTAAAAGACGGATTAACTACAGGTGATCCTCAGAAGATTATTAAAGGTTCTGAGATAGATGCAGAGTATTCAGCTATTTCATCTGCTATAACGTCTAAGGCTGATTTAAACAGTCCTACGTTTACTGGTACACCGTCATCACCTACAGCCAGTACAGGTACGTCAAGCACACAAATAGCTACTACAGCGTTTGTGCAGTCAGCATTAGTTGGTGCGTATCCTGTTGGTTCTATTTACATGAACGCTGCTGTAGCTACTAATCCTGCTACCTTGTTAGGTTTTGGTACTTGGGTAGCGTTTGGTGCAGGTAAAGTACCAGTAGGTATAGATGCTTCTGATACTGACTTTAATACTGTAGAAGAAACTGGGGGTACTAAAGATGCAATCATACCTACACACAATCACACAGCTACAACTACTTCAACAGATGCAGGACACCAGCATAGTAATTTAAGATATCAACGGTTAGAAGGTGGCACAGGAGGTGCTAATTTTTGGGTAGATGTTATTACCACTAATACAGGTGTAGGTTACGCAAACATTACATCTACAACAACAGTAGCTAATACAGGTGAATCAGCAACAGGTAAGAACTTACAACCGTACATCGTAGTTTATATGTGGAAACGTACAGCTTAATGGATTTAGATATTTTACCTGTTATCGAAGAAAACACAGTACACCATTTTTCTGACAATGTTTATGCTAAACAAATGGCAGCACCTGCGAATACTAAAATAACAACACATAAACATAAATACGATCATCTTAGTATTTTATCTGAAGGAACAGCGTTAGTAAAAATAGATGGTAAAGAACAACTATATCGAGCACCAGCTTGTATTAACATAGAAAAAAATAAAACACATGAAATTATAGCGTTAGACAATATAGTTTGGTTTTGTATTCATTCAACAGAAGAAAAAAACATTTCTAAAATAGACGAAGTATTAATAGAGGAAACTTAAAATGCCAGTAACAGCAGCAGCAATTATGGGTGGAGCTACTATTGCGGGTGGCTTGATGGGTAGCAGAGCAGCTAAGAAAAGCGCAGAAGCTGCTCAACAACAGGCAGCAGCAACTGTAGAAGCTGCTCGTATTGCTGCCGAAGAAGCTCGATTCAGACCAGTAGGGATTACTACTCGGTTTGGTTCTGCTACTCCACAAATAGATCCTGAAGGTAGAGTAGGCGGTTATACGTATCAAGGCTCTCCTGAGTTAGTTAGTTTACAGGATCAGCTAAGTAGGATATACGGTTCTAGTCTGGGTCAAGCCGAACGTGCTGCTGGTTATCAACCACAGTTTGAACAGGCTGCTCAAGGACTGTTTGCTTTAGGTAAAGAACAGCTACCACAAAGCAGAGAACAGATCATGGCAGAGCAACAAAGATTGCTACGTCCTTATGATATTGAAGAAGAACAACGATTAGCTGCTAGTGTGTTTGGTCGTGGTCGAGGTGGGCTGAGTGTTGGTACTGGAGGTAATCCAGAACTACAAGCATTAGCTGAAGCTCGTAGTCGTAGAGACGCACAGTTACTTGCTAACGTAGATCAAACTTTTATGAACAGAGCGCAACAAGCTGCTGGTTTATTTGGTACTGGAGCAGGTGTTTTAGGTCAAGGCTTCCAGACACAACAAGCTGCATTGTCTCCGTTTACAAGTCAGTTCCAGACTGCTCAGAACTTAGAGCAAGTAGCAAGACAGCCGATGGACATTGGTACGGCATTAGGACAGCAGATCACAACTGCTAATACTAACGCAGGTAATCTTTTATTTGGTGGTCAACAAGCTGCTTCTGCGCTACAGGCTCAGGCTGCACAGGCTCAAGCTGCACAGACAGCAGGGTTTGGAGCAGGTATAGCGCAAGCAGGACAGAACTATGCTAACAATGCTTTGTATAGAGACATCTATGGTGGGGGACAAACTCCTGCTCCTATAGTAAACAATCCTGTTCAAGCTGCACCTCCTCCTCCTCCTTTAGATTATAGAATACCAGGTATGCAAGGTGGTCCAGGAGCTTTTACCCCGTTATCGTAAAATTAAGGAAACATAATGGCTAGTTCAATCGCATCTTTATTTGGTCCTTCTGCTGAAGAAATAGTTTACGCACAGCAAGAAGCAGGTAAACAAAGACAACAGCAGCAGTTGCAGAATACTTTAGCAGCTTATCAAGACCCTATGGCTAGACAGTTTTATCAGTCTGGCTATAACATAGCTAGTGGTGCTGGTAATATTGCTGGTGCTTTGTTTGGTGATACTCCTATGGCTGATCCTCGTTTAGCTAAGTCTATTCAATCTAGGCAAATAATGGCTGACGTAGGTGTCGAAGATTTAAATGATCCAGATCAATTAACTACATTAGCACAACGGTTTTCGGAAGCTGGTATGCCAGAAGCTGCTTTGTATTTTAAAGACCGTCAGAACGCTTTAGAAACGCAACAAAGAGACTACGCTCTTGAGTTAGCTAAAGCTACTGCTAAAGACGGCATGAAATTTACAGATTTAATAGCTTTTAGAAAAGATGTTAAAGATAGCTTAAAAGATCCTAAAACTACTTTAAACTCCGTAAGAAGAGGTTTTAAGTTATACAAAGAAGGTAAAACAAAATCTAATAAACAAGCAATAAATGTTTTAAACAGAGAAATTGCTAATATATCTAAAGATTCTGGAATCGGTGTATCAGAAATTGCCAACATAGTAAGCGGTGGTAGTATTCCAGAAAGATTAGCGAATACTTGGTCACAAATTGTTGATGGTGTCCCGTCAGCAGGAAATTTACAAGAAAAATTAGAAATTTTACAACTTCTTGAAAGAAATGCTGTAGATAACTATAACAAACAAGTTAATACTCTAAGAGAAGTATTTAGCGGGAATATAAATCAAAAAGAACTTGATGCAAGTTTAAATTTAGAAACAATAAGTCCTTTTGCTAGGCAAGAAATTCCTTCTGAAATTGAAATTACAGACGAAGACATAAATACTTTTTTAGGGACTCCTTAAATGGCTACTTATACTAGACAACAGGTTGAAGCCGGTATAGCTAAGGCACAGCAACAAGGTAATGTTGAAATGGTAAACAAGTTATCTGGTTTACTTAATGACGAAGTTACAGAAGAACGTACTTCTCCGTCTACTAGTTTAGGTAATATCTACAGTTTAAAACAAATTGAAGACGGTATAGCTAAAGCTAACAGGTTAGGTAATGAAGCAATGGCTTCTAAATTAACTGCTCTTTATCAAAGTGTTTTACAAAAAGATGAAGACCCTGATAGACCTTCAACGTCTGCTTGGTTAGAAAACGAAGCTCGTCTAGGTTTAACCGATTCAGCAGCTTTAGTTTCAGCAGGTACAGAAGTAGCTTTACAAAACAGACAAAAAGGAGCTTTTGTTTCTCCTATTAATTTATTATCTGGTATTGTTGCAGCATCTGCTAGAGGAGAAAGTTTAGGAGAACAGTTTCAAGAAAGTTTAAGCAATTTTCAACAGTTGTTCTCTAAAGTTACAGGTGCTGATCCTGATATGCTTGAGCCTGAAGACGCAGGTATTGGTACTAAACTTGCAGGATTTGCTGTAAGAACTGCTTCTGATCCTCTTTCATATACTGGCACAGGTCTTGCAAAAAATTTAAAAACCCTTGTCACAAAAACTCCTGACGATTTTGTTGGTCCTGTAGTTCAAACAAGTGTTAAAAAAGACATAGTAAAACCTATTACTAAAAGAGCCACTCAAGCTGGTGGTTTTGGTGCGCTTGCTGGTGGTGGTGGAGAACTAGGAGCCGAAATTGAAAAAGAACTTACACTTGAAGATACTGGAACAGGAAGAGCTATAGGTACTCTTTTGTCTGTTCCACTGGCAGCAAAAGGAATAGTCGTTAGGAAAGGAATTGGAGCCGGTTTAAACGTTACTGGTCAAGTATGGAACAGGGTTATGGGTCTTAGAAAAGATCCTAACGCTGCTGCCGATGCTTATGCAAGTGGTGTAACTAAAGCATGGCTTAAAGAAGTAGCTGATAATACAAAGAACAACGAGTTTGATAAAATTATTTCTCATTTCAAAGCATTAGAACCTGTATTGGGAAGCAAGTTAGTTTTAAAAGGTCAGACTTTTAGAGGTAAAACTTATAATAAAGATACTAAAGTTCCTACATTAAACGTGCCTCTTTTAATAGCTATGTCTGACAATCCTACAGTCAGAGCAACAACAGTTAAACTACTTAAATCAAACAACAAAGCTAGAGCTAAATTTATTGACGAGATAGAAAAAGTATCTTCGGCTATACAAAATAGACTAGGTGATTTGTTTGGGCCACAGTATGCTACTTTAGCTACTAAAGAAACAGGTATTAAAACACTGTCTATAAACAAAAGACTAGCTGCCATTACAGATAAATTATCTGATACTAGGGCAATGATTAGACCTGACAAAACTTCAGAGCAAATAGGAACAGGAATAAAAAAATTAGTAGAAGCTCGAAAAAAATTAGCCTCAGCCGAACGAAGCGCTTCTTATGAGGATTTAATTAATGAGGCAACAGAAGCTAAAGCAGTTCTTCCGCGTGAAGGAGTTCAAGAAATATACCGATACGCCCGTATAAATAAAATAAACGAACTGTTTGGTTTAATTAATAGAACAGAAAGTAAGGCTTTGCGTGTTCTTGCTCCTAGACAAAAGTTTAGAGTAATAGATGGTCAAAAAGTAGCTGTTTTAGATGATAAAGGAAGACCTGTAAAAGCACACGTTCCTATAAGTTTTAGACAATTAGATAGTTTAAAACGTGCTATCAACGAACAATTAAACAAAGCATTACCAGGAACAACTAGACACCAACAACTTGAACAATTTAGAAATGTTGTTGATGAATCCCGTACTTTAATAAAAGGAGACTTTAACCAACGTCTTCATGATTTAGATATTCTTTACTATGAAAAAATAGGAATACCTTTCGGAAGTAAAGGAATTAAACAAATAAACGCTGATAAGTACGCACAAGAAGTTGCTCCGGTTGTTGTCAAAAACGGACAAAGTTTAAGAAATTTTTTAGATGCTGTTGGACCAGACGGTGTACCTATAGCAAAAAATGCTTTTTTAAGTGAAATATATTATGACCCTTCTATATTTAAAAACGGTGTTTTGAACAGAGAAAAATTACTCGTTCACATGGAAAGCAAAGAAGAAGTTATTAATCAACTACCAGGTCTAAGAAAAGAACTGACAGGTATGTTAGTCAATCAAGAAGCATTGTCTTTACAAATAGCTAGTTTAAATAAAGCTGCCGAAGCTGCTAAACTTAGATCAATAAATCAATTTTTAAATTTAGAACCAGGAGTACCTCCTAACTATCAATCAATAGCTAGAGAGGTTATTAACGAACCTAACAAAATTAATGAATACTTAACTAAAATAAAAGACTTGTCTCCAGAGGGAGCAGAAACAATTAAACAAGCTATACGCAGAGAAGTAATAGCTAACGGTGCTAAAAATCCTCAAGGAGTTCAAGCGTTTCTTAATGATCCTAGTAATCAATATCTGTTAAAGACGTTGTTCGGTAAAGACAGAACTACTTACATGAAGCGTGTTGCAGAACTAATAGACGCTTTAGAAAGAGTAGACATTGAAAAGATAGCTATAAGAGTAGCTGAAGAAGAACGAGACGCGGTGGCTAGAGTTGTTCCTGGTTTAAACATGCCCTATGTAACTTCTCAGATACGAGATAAAATTGCTTCTGTAGTGCAAAAAGGTGTACGACTTGCTACAAGAGTGCAAGAAAGAGTAGCAAAAGATAAGATAGAACAAGCTCAAATTGACATACTTACTGATCCAAACGGATTAGAAAACGCATTAAAGGCTTACGATAAATTTAAATTTGGTATAGATTCTCCTGTAAAAGCTAAAGATTTTGTAAGAGCTTTAGGTGAAGCTGCTCCGTTGTATTTTTACACAGGATTTAAAACTAATATTAACGAACAGGAAGAACAATAATGGCTACTTTAATGGAAAGACTACAAGCATTGGGTATCGGTGTTAAAAGCGACGCTCAGAAAGAACGAGACGCGAGTCCTGTTTTAAGTGCAATGTTTGAAAGAAGACAACCTACGCTTGAAGAGATTCAAGAACAAGAAAGACTGAATCGTGCAGCAGGTGTGACTTTTCCACGTTATCAAGGTAACCTTAATCTTAGCGCAGGAGAGAAACTAAAGAATATAGGTGGTCTTACTTATGTTGTTCCTGCTGCAGCGCCTATTGTTGAAAGAAACATAGAAAGAAGACCTCAAAGTTATTCTTCTTTAGATACACTTACAGGTGATGTTAGAGAGCAGTATATTCCAGGTGTACAAGCACAATCTAATATGGGTTTATTTGATGCGTCTACTCCTCCACTGGATCCGATGCTATTAGCAGATCCGCAGCTACTAGCAGAGCAACCAACGAAACCTACTCGTCCAGACTTAACACCTACAAGACCTACTGCAGTTGATCCGACAAGAGAAACTCAGTTTGGTAATATGCAACAAGAAGTAATTCCTGTTAGTCCTGACGATGCTATTCAAACACTAATGGCTAGACTAACAAGTTACTACAAAGATGACACTCCATCGATGCCTGTAAGAAGGCAGGATGTTGCTCCAATTCCACAAGCGTTTGCTCCTAGACCTGAGCCGATGCAGGGACCAGGTTTGATGACTCCTCAGTTACCACAGCCTCAGATGCCTAACTTAGATGTACAGGCTTACGCTCCTGATATGTTCACAGGTCAGTTACCGATGCCAGAGCCTACTGAATACATGCCACAGTATGCTATGCAGGACATAGGTAATCAATATATACAACCACTGACATCAGAAGCAGAACTTGACGCATATGTAGATAAACTAATAGACGAACAAGGAATTAGTATACCTAAAGCAAGGAAATAAAATATGGACATGATGAGTAATAATTATGATGCGTTCGGTAACATCCTGTCTACTCCTGAGATGGAAGTTATTCCTACAAGAAGAGCAGAAGTAGTAGACATAAGTAATGTTAAGGATGTCAATCAAATAAGATCTCCATTAGCAGAAACACTAATGACAAAGCATTTAAACAGATCAGGAATGAAAGGTCTTGATTCAACTAGAGCAAGGAACATCTTATATGATTTTGCTCTTAAAGTAGGTAGAGCAGAAAGCTCTGGAAATCCTAAAGCAAAAAATAAACCATTAGAAGGAGAAGAAGCAAGCACAGCTACAGGACTTTATCAGTTTTTAGTAGGTAACGCAGATAAAGGTAAAGATAATAGTTCTTTACAGACTGCTGTAAACAGAGCTAAGAAAAGAATAGATGCTTCGTGGTTAGACGAGGTATTTAAAACAGGTAAGGTTGAAGACCTGACACCAGACCAGCAAACTGTTTTATTTTTAGGTGACATACTTGAAAAAAAAGGAAGTGATAAACTAATTAAATCTTTACTAGATCCTAATGCTAGTGAGAAGGAACAAAAGAAAGCAATGTATAAGATTTACTTGAATCTACATCACACAAAGAAAGAAGGTGAAGCATGGGACCCAAGAATTCTTAAAAATGCTAACAGAGAAATATTAGGAATTAAAAATTAAATGGAAAACTTTGTCATCAACTTCTGGGAAATAATCTCAGGGTTGTTAGTAGTACTGTTCTTAGCTATCACTTGGAAGGCTGAGATAGGCGCAAGAATCTCTGTGTTAGAAGAGAAAGTCCGCGCCTTGTTTGATCTCATTAATAGTAAGAAAGATTAGATCTCACATACTCCTGCTGTACAAGCCAGTGTTTGTGTCCCTTCTACATTGTCGTCTACCTCTATGAGACTATCCCAATCAATACTCTCAGGCATCTTATGAAGCAGTTCCAAGTACTCTTCCTCGCTGCACTCTTCGTATGGAGCCTGGCGATAGGTTCCACCATCATATGGTAAGAAAC